CAGACGGGAGACGGTCCCCCCGCAGGAAGCAATTACTCGCTTCCTACGGAGATCTCCTGTATTGAAGACCTCATGAGGCGATCCATAGGCCGAGGCGCAGCGCGCCCCGGACTAGCGGAATCAATGCCAAAGAGGCTCGTGGCAGCAGTTAAAGGCCACGTTCTTCAGAAGCGGTTGGGCGAGAAAGAAAGAAATTATCTTGACCAGCAGTGGAAGGTGCTCCGCTCGGCAGTTATGCTATCCTTCAAGCAGGCCACTTCGTTAGACGTCACAAAACCGCATCAGGCCGAGGCCTGGCGCGGTCTATGGCTCATGACGGAGTGGTTCTACTTGACCGCAGCCTTCCAAGGCCCACACACGGTGGGCAAGGGGCTGAAGGCCTGGTCAGGGCAGGCACAAGCATATGCTGTCGGTGATAAGACAAGTGAATCCCTGGGACCAAAAGGTTCGGTCCCCTCTTTCAGGGATTCGTTCGTACGAGGGTCACTCGTATCCGAGTGGACCCGCTCCACCGCATGGGTCTTCTCAGGGCTTGGACGGGCCCTCCCGCCCCCATCCAGTCACGCAAGTGAAAAGGATGAGTTCAAGGCCTGGGGTAAAAGATTATTCACCCCAGTGGAAGAACCAGACGACGAAACACTTGACGACCTCTACCACTTCACTGTAGAGACCTTCAAGGTACTGTACGAACGACACAAAAAGGCGACAGACTCCAGACCGTTGTTCGGTGGCCTGAAACTGAACGCCTCCGCGACACTTGAGCGGAGCCGAGCAAAGGGAGGAGCCTTTTCCTACTATCAAGACAGGGCTTTCGATGAACAGATTGAAAGCACTGACAAGACGCCTGCGAAAACCTATCCATTGAAGGATTGGAATTCGTCCACGGGTGACACGGAATCAAGGAAAATCGCAGAGGCTAAGATACGATTTAGCTCAATTCCCTCGTCCGAGCTCATGAAGATGAGCATGGATGAGTTCCTCCGTGAACCCAACCCGTTCACAAGCGACCTGGTAAAGGTCGCTGTGCCCGAGTCAGGCAGGATCCCCGCTATCGACAAGGATTGGGATGTAGGAACGCAAGCCCTTGCGACCGAGAGAGTCGTTAACGCATTGGCGGAGGCAGACCTCCTCCAGTACATCACGAAACTCCCGATCCCAAGGATGAAACCTCTGCTGCTCAGGGAGCGGGGGCAGAAATTCCGACTTGCCACGATTTCTGAAGCACCTCTGGTCGTTGCCGGCCAGAGGATAAATCGTGTACTTCTCACTTTGCTACGACACCTAGAAACGGCGAACTATGCACTCCGGGGACAAGAGGATGTCCCTGCTCTAATCAAGCGCGGAGTAGACCTGTTCGCTAACGACGACGAATTCGAGTTCCTCTCAGCCGACCTATCTGCCGCTTCAGACTACCTAACCCACAAGGTGAATCAAGCAGTCTGGAGTGGCATCTGGGACGTCCTCAAGGAAGAGTTCCCGGCCCACTACCAATGGGTTGGGAGCACCCTCATAGGGGAGATGATCCTTGACCAAGAATCATTTCCCGAAGGACTCGAAGACTATCAGGGCCAGACTACGAAAAGAGGAGCTCTTATGGGACTCCCCCTCGCGTGGCCCATCCTGACCATCGTTAACGACTGGGCAGCTACCCGGGCTCAACCACCCGGAACTGCAAAGTCCTTTGTTACCTGTGGAGACGATATGGGTGCGGCGTGGAC